GTATATCGTTATGTTCCACTGAATGGTGACATTGCAGGTCTATGTGCATTTACAGATCAAGTTCGTGATCCTTGGTTCTCACCAGCAGGATTCAATCGTGGTGCAATCAAGAATGCTGTCAAGCTATCTTGGAATCCAAATCAATCACAAAGAGACATTCTGTATCCTCTAGGAGTTAACCCAGTGGTTACCTTCCCTGGACAAGGAACTGTTCTGTATGGTGATAAGACTCTACAATCTAAGCCTTCAGCATTTGATAGAATCAATGTTCGTCGTCTGTTCATTGTTCTTGAAAAATCAATTTCTAGAGCAGCTAAGTTCTCGTTGTTTGAATTTAACGATGACTTTACAAGAGCCCAATTTGTAGCACTTGTTGCTCCATTCCTGCGTGATGTACAAGGTCGTCGTGGTATCTATGACTTCCGTGTTGTTTGCGATACAACAAACAACACACCACAAGTTATTGATAACAATCAATTTGTTGGAGATATTTACATCAAGCCTGCTCGTTCTATCAACTTTATCAGACTTAACTTTATTGCAGTTGGAACAGGAGTTCAGTTCACAGAAGTTACTGGTGCTATCTAATAAATAAAAGAACAAGGAGAAAAGAATGGCTTTTAATGTATCAGAGTTCAGAGCAAATATGATTGGGGACGGTGCCCGTCCTAATCTATTTTCTGTGACATTAATCTTTCCAACAATAGCAGCAAATGGTGCCGCAGCAGGATCTAGAGCAACATTTATGGCTAAGTCTGCACAACTGCCTGGTTCTACTGTAGGAACTGTTCCTGTGTTTTACTTTGGTCGTGAACTAAAGTTTGCAGGGAACAGAACATTCCCAGATTGGACATTAACTATCATCAATGATGAAGATTTCTCAATCAGAAATTCTCTAGAATCATGGATGAATGCAATCAACAGTCATGCAGGAAACGTTCGTAATGCACAAGCGTCAAATCCAGCAGGATATACTGTTGATGCTGAAGTTACACAATATGGAAAAACTGGCAATATTCTTAAGAAGTATACATTTGTTGGATTGTTCCCAATAGATGTATCTCCGATCGATCTAGATTGGGGATCAAATGATACGATTGAAGAATACACTGCTACTTTTGCATATCAGTGGTGGCAAGCAGATACAACAACTTAATTTGATTTATACTGGAGAGCCTCTGGCTCTCCTTATGTTATTTTGATTTTATAATGCAAGGAGAAAAATTTTGGCGCTAAATCTGTTCGGTTTTACCATATCAAGACAAAAGGCTGAGGAAGATTCGTTAGTTCAGCAATCATTCGCTCCACCAAGTAGCGATGATGGTGCATTGACGATTACTTCTGCGGCCTATTATGGTACATATGTTGACTTGGATGGTACAGCAAAAAATGAAGTAGAACTAATTTCTCGTTACAGAGAAATGGCTATGCAACCAGAAATCGAATCTGCGATTGACGATATCATCAATGAATCTATCGTACAAGATGATGATGGTAGAAATGTCAAGCTCATCATGGATAACTTGAAACAACCAGACAAAATCAAAAAAGCAATTGCAGATGAGTTTCAAACTGTGCTGCGTGTATTGAACTATAATAACATGGCAGCAGATATATTCAGACGATATTATATTGATGGTAGATTATTCTATCACATTATTATTGACAGAGAAAATCCTACTGCTGGTATTAAAGAGTTACGATATATTGATCCTAGAAAAATACGCAAGGTTCGTGAACTGAGAAAAAAGAAAGACGAAAGAACTGGCGTAGAAATTATGGCTGTAATCAATGAGTATTACATCTATAACGATAAAGCAATTACTGGTACACAGTCAAACTATGGTCCAGTAGGAACAAGAATCACTAAAGACTCCATCATCAACATCAATTCTGGCTTGATGGATTCTCGTCGTGCTGTTGTGCTATCTTATCTGCACAAAGCAATTAAGCCTCTCAATCAATTGCGTATGATTGAAGATGCAACAGTTATCTATCGTATTTCAAGAGCACCTGAACGTAGAATTTTCTATATTGATGTAGGTAACTTACCAAAGCTCAAAGCAGAACAATATCTGCGTGATATTATGGTCAAATACAAGAACAAACTTGTTTATGATGCAAACACAGGTGAAGTTCGTGATGATCGTAAGTTTCTATCAATGATGGAAGATTTCTGGTTACCTCGTAGAGAAGGTGGTAAAGGAACTGAAATTACTACACTACCAGGCGGACAAAACTTAGGTGAACTGGAAGATGTAAAATACTTTGAGAAGAAATTGTACAAGTCACTTAACGTACCAATTTCAAGACTAGAATCATCTTCAGGTTTCACTATTGGTCGTTCATCAGAAATTACTAGAGATGAATTAAAGTTTGCAAAGTTTATTGATAGACTGCGTAATAAGTTTGCAGAATTATTTGATCAAGCATTAAGAGTACAATGTGTTCTTAAAGGAATCTGTACAGAGGCAGAATTCAATGAATTCAAAGAACATATGTACTATGACTTTATCAAAGATAATAATTTTACAGAATTAAAAGAAGCAGAATTAATGGCAGGAAGATTATCTTTGTTGCAGCAAGTTGATCCATACACTGGCACATATTATTCTATGAATTGGATTCGTAGAAATGTTCTGCGTATGGATGACGATGAAATCAAACTCATTGATCAAGAAATTGATGATGAGAAGAAGAAAGGTTTTGAAGTTCCAACTGAAGTTCAAAATGCTGTAACACAACAGAAGATGATGACTGATATTCAAATGGATGCACAGCAGCAACAAATGCAACAACAGCAAGATATGCAAGCACAGCAACCACAAGATGCTACACAAGCGCAAGCACAACAAGCACAACAGTCACAACAAAAACCAAAAGCAAAAAGTTCATCTTCTTCTAGTGCAGCAGATTTAAGTTTATCTGAAGCATCAATAGTAAGAAGATTGGCTAGAGTATTATAAATATCATTTGTTCAAATTTTTAAATAAGGAAAATTCATGAATACCAGAGCAATTATAGATTATGCAATTCAAGATGATGCCGCAGCGATGCGTGATGCTCTTTATTCCGAAATTCAAGATAGAGTTCATGCTCATCTAGAAATGAAGAAACAAGAAATAGCAGGCAATCTTATTGCACAAGAAGATGCAGTAGATATCTCTGATAATGAATCTGTGGAAGAGCCGCAAGAATAATGAAATCATTTAAAGATTTTTCTGATAAAGAAACCGTAGAAGAAAATATCGACGGCATGCCTGGAGTGTTCACAGCAAAAACATCAGAACCTCCGCAGATTTTAATTATGCGTAAAAAATCTATTCGTCAGTTTCCAAATGGTCAAAGAGTTGCATTATATCAGATTGATAAACTGAACAAATATATTACCATTCCTTATATGGAAAAAAATTGGGCAGCAGAAGAAACAGAATTAGAGATATTTGAAGCAGAGCCATTAGAAGAAAATGTTATGCATCATTTGCAGAATATTGTAAATAATCATGCTGCTAAATCAGTTAAATTTAAAGATGGTTCTTCAATGAAAGTTGATGCACAGACAGCAAATGCAATATTAAAAGTTCATGGTGCTGTCAATGATGAAAACAAGAAAAAGATTTCAGATATGGCTCACAAGAGCAAAACTCATTTTAAGAAAGTAGCAGACTTTGCTTGGAAACATGTAACTTATAAAGCTAAGGATTAAGAAATGGCTAACTCATTTTCATATCAAGTATTAAAAGATGATACCCAAATGACAGTTATTAAGTTAACTGGATTGTTTGATGGTTCGGGACAAGAAGAAAATATTGCTAGAATTCAAGCAAACACATTATATGGAGCGTTAGACGCTAATAATGTACCACTAGGAAGTGGATTGAGCTTAAGCAATACTGCTAAACCATACTATGGTTTAACTGTTAATCGTTGCTGGTATGATACAGATACAGGATCCGGATCAGTAGAATTATACTGGAGAGCAAACAATAGTCCACAAGCAGAACCAGATTCTGGTGTACCAATCTTATTCATGCAAGGTAATGGAGAATATGATGGTGCAGGCAACTGGATTACAATTAAGAATCCTACAGTAACAGCGAACACAAATGGTGATATTAGCATTCATACCAGAGGACAAGTTGCTAATGCAAGCTATACAATTATTCTAGAACTGCGTAAAGATAATGCATACTATCAGCGTGGTCAGTTTAATGATCCGGCAGCATTCAACTACCCACCATACGGTATTACTCCATAACAGGAAAGAAATATGAAACTCATCAAAGAAGTTTATGACACAGTTAATTATCTCACAGAAGATAAAGACGGACAAAAACAATTATACATTGAAGGACCATTTCTTGTAGCAGAAAAGAAAAACAAGAATGGTCGTTTGTATGAATACAATACGATGAAAAAAGAAGTTCATCGTTATACTGAAGATTATATTAACAAAAATCGTGCTTTTGGAGAACTAGGACATCCAGACACTCCTACAATCAACTTGGACCGTGTTGCTATTTTAATTACAGGATTGCGTGAGGACGGTACTCAGTGGATTGGTAAAGCAAAGGTGTTAGATACACCTATGGGCAACATTGCTAAAAAAATCATTGAAGGTGGTGGCCAAGTAGGCGTATCATCTAGAGGTTTAGGTTCTCTTAAAAATGTGAACGGTGTCAATGTTGTTCAACCAGACTTTTATCTTGCCACAGCGGCTGATATTGTAGCAGATCCTTCCGCACCCGGAGCTTTTGTCGAGGGTATTATGGAAGGTAAAGAGTGGATGTTAGTAGATGGCGTTTGGACAGACAAGGATCAAACTCAAGCTATTCGTCAAATTAAGCAGGCGAGTAGAAAAGAGATTGAACAAGTTAGTCTACGCATATTTGAAAACTTCATAAAAAAACTTTAATTATAAATATCCAATATAGAAAAACAAGGAGATTTCTAAAATGCCTAAATTCAATCTTTCTGAAGCCGCTAAAGAAATTTTAGACGCATCTGTTGCATCTAAGAGAAGTGGTCAAGATGCACCATCAAAACTACCATCAAGTGTAGCTTACGGTACCCAAGACGTAGGTTCAATTGGTGATGATCCAGAAAAAGATAGCGAAGAACTACCTGATTACACAAAAGGTGTTCCTACAGCAACTCCACCAGGAGCAACACCTCCTGTAGGTTCAGAGCCAATGAAGAAGCTTTCTGGTCAACCACAAGAAACAATGGGCCGTGGTGATCTAAGAACTATTCAGCAATCCGACGCTACAGATATGGCTAACATTCGTGACCGTATCGCAGGTAAGCTGGCTCCACAAACAATGCCTATGAATCCTGGTGCTACATTCCAATCATATCATGAAGAAATTGATATGTCTGATGATGTTGCAGCACTGTTAGAAGGCGAGAATCTTTCTGATGAATTCAGAAATAAAGCAACAACTATTTTTGAAGCTGCTGTTATGTCAAGAGTAGAGACAATCACTGAAGCTCTTGAAACAAAACTAACAGAAGAATTCCAAGTTGCTATCGAGCAAGTTAAGGAAGACTTAGCTGAGAAACTAGATGATTATCTGACATACATGGTTGAAGAATGGATGCAACAAAATGAACTAGCAATCGAAAGAGGCCTTCGTGCTGAAATCGTTGAAGAATTCATTGGTAAACTACGCAATCTATTCGTAGAATCATATATTGATATTCCAGAAGAAAAAGTTGATGCAGTAGAAGAATTAGTTGGTCGTGTTGAAGAACTAGAAGATTCTTTAAATGAAGAAATTCAAAAGAATATCGACTTCAAAAAACAAATCAACGAACACAAAAAAATTGAGGCTATTTACGCAGCATGTGAAGGCCTTACACAGACTCAAGTAGAAAAAGTCAAGTCACTCGCAGAGGGTATTGAGTTTACTACCGAAGAAGAATTCGCAGAAAAACTAGAGACTATTAAGGAATCATATTTTCCAAGTCAAGTTAAAGCTGCTGAATCGTCTGATTTGAACGAAGGCATTCAAATTGAAGATGAAGATAAAAAAGAAGTATCATCTTCCGATCCAATGATGAATGTTTACGCTCAAGCAATCACAAAAACTTTGGCGAAATAAATAAAATACCAATAATAAAAAGGAGACTTAGATGTATCTTTCCGAACAACTACAAAGCAAATGGAAGCCAGTTCTGGAACATCCAGAACTAGAAGCCATTAAAGACCCTTATAAGAAAGCGGTCACAGCGATGGTTCTTGAGAACCAACAAATCGCTATGCAACAAGATGGCGCACTTCTAAACGAAGCTGTTCCTGGTCCTACTAACATCACAGGTGGTGTTCAAAACTTTGATCCAATCCTGATTTCGT